TTGCATTTGAAATATATAAAATACTGTATTTATGGCATATAATGCAATAGGTGGTTTTCCTGCACAAGTACTGCCTCTCAGCAGAAAGAATAAAAGCTGGAGGAAGAAATGTGTGGATTTTGGGGATAACCACAGTATGCTTCACTATAACCTTATCAGAAAATCAGTTTTTTCCATGAAGATCAACTATGACCTGCTCAATGGAAAAATACACATGAATGATTTGAAGCTCTTGCTCAACCCCTACAATATAGATGCCTCTTTTATTCCAGATAATATTCAGCATTATCCTGTGATAAATTCTAAACTCGAGGTGCTGCATGGAGAAGAGAAAGACAGAAATTTTGATTACAGGGTTATTGTGACAAATCCTTCTGCTATTTCAGAAATAGAAGAGGAGAAGAATGCACAGATAAATGCCAGAATGCAGCAGCTTATCATGAATTCTTCACAAAGTGAGGAAGAATTTATGCAGGAGGCAGAAAAATTAAATGACTATTTCCAATATTCCTATCAGGACAAGAAGGAAATGCAGGCTAATTTTCTCCTTAACCATTATGTAAAGGAGTTGGATGTAAATCATCTGTTTCATGCAGGTTTTGAAGATGCTTATACTGTAGGAGAAGAGCTGTACCTTATAGATATAGTAGGTGGAGAGCCTCATATAGAGAAACTTGACCCCATGAAAGTGAGGGTAATCAGGTCTGGCTATGACCATGCAATTGAGAATGCTGACATGATTATCATCGAGGATTACTGGTCTCCTGGAAGGGTAATAGATACTTATTATGACCAATTAACCAAAAAGGACATTGAAACCATTGAAAATGCTCCTGACCATATGGAAGGCAGTTATGCAGATGCTATGGATAACATAGACCCCAGATATGGCTTTGTACCTAATCTGAGTCTTGACTGGACTGCAGGAGACAGCTACATCAATCCAAATTCCCTATTTGATGAGGTGGCAGATACTTCTCTCCTGCCTTATGATATTAATGGCAATGTCAGGGTTTTGAGGGTATTCTGGAAATCCAAGAGAAAAATTAAAAAAGTCAAGAACTATGACCCAGAGACAGGAGAGGAGCAGTTTGACTTCTACGATGAGACATACCACTGTAAACCTGAATTAGGCGAAGAGGAGAAAACCTATTGGATAAATCAGGCTTGGGGAGGTACAAAGATAGGCTCCGACATATATGTAGATATGGGACCAAGACCTATACAATATAACAGAATGAGCAATCCTTCAAAGTGTCATTTTGGTATTATAGGTTCTATATATGCTATTAATGGAAACAAGCCATTCAGTCTTGTAGACATAATGAAGCCCTATGCCTATCTGTATGATGTCATTCAGGACAGATTAAATAAGACTCTTGCCAAAAATATGGGTAAGGCAATCCGCCTTGACTTTGCCAAAGTACCTAAGGGATGGACTGTGGACAAATGGATGTACTATCTTTCCTCTCATGGCATAGCAGTAGAGAACAGCTATAATGAGGGAGACAAAGGCAGGGCTACAGGAGTGCTTGCAGGTTCAATGAACAATGCCACAAATGGTGTTATAGATGCTTCTTTGGGCAATGAAATTCAGCAGTATATCAGTCTGCTTGAGTGGATTTCCAGTAAGATAGGAGACTTGGCAGGCATCAGCAGGCAGAGAGAAGGACAAATCAGCAACAGGGAAACTGTAGGTGGTGTAGAAAGAGCAACCTTGCAGTCTGCACATAGTACTGAATGGTTGTTCTATATGCATGAAAGTGTAAAGAAAAGAGTTCTGGAGTGCCTTCTTGAAACAGCTAAAATCTGCCTGAAAGGGAGAAAGAAGAAATTTGAATATATTCTTCCTGATGGATTTAAGCAGATAATTGATATAGATGGTGATTTGTTTGCTGATTGTGATTTTGGTATAATGGTAGACAACAGCTATGGCTCACAGAGATTGAGTCAGAACCTTGAGTCTCTTGCTCAGGCAGCTTTGCAGACACAGGTACTTGACTTCTCTACCATTATGAAGATATACAGCAGTATGTCATTGGCAGAAAAGCAGAGAACCGTTGAGCTTAATGAGCGGAAGAATAAAGAACAGCAACAGCAGCAATTCCAGCAGCAGATGCAAATGCGGCAACAAGAGCTACAACAGAGAGCAGAAGCTGAAAAGGCAAAGCTTGACAGGGAATATCAGATGCATCAGGAGAAACTAGAAAACAATCTTCTTGTTGCACAAATCAATTCAAGTGCCGAAAAACTTCGCATGTCGATCCTCAATCATGATAATGACGAGGCTAATACCATTGAAAGAGAAAAGATGGCAGAGGCTTCAAGACAATTTGATGCCAAGCTCAAGTTAGAGGAGAAAAAACAGGAAGCTGATGTCAGAATTAAAGAAAAACAGTTAGACCTAAAAAAGTAGAATATGCCGGATATAACTGAAAAATATATAGGAGAAGCCCTACTTTCAGTATCAGCCAAAAAGAAACTCAGTTTGCTGATTAAAAATGGGGTTATTACTACTGATAAACTTGCAGATGGGGCTGTCACACTTGCTAAGTTAGGCATGGATGTTCCTTTAGGTAAAGGGACAACCTTATATAAGGCAGATTGTACTAATGCAGGAGATATGCAGTATAAAGGATGTGAAATTCCCAATTTTCAACTTGTTGATGGTATAATGTTAGCTGTGACTTTTACTCAAGGTATTACTGTAGATAACAGTTTCCTTAATGTCAATGCTGGAAAATATATTCCTTTATACTATAAAAGAGAGCCTCTTGTAGGGGGAGTAGTTTCTTCAAATACAACTTTGTTTTTGGTATATGAACAGAATTTAGACAGGTACAACATACTCTCTGGAATAACCGGAGAGCTTCAATGGTTATAATTAAAATTTATAAAATATGGCTTTAGTAAAATTTAATAAAAGTGCTAACAAGCAAGCAGCGGCTGCTGCTACTTCTGACAACACTGTGTATTTTCCTACAGATGAACAGGCTATTTATCTCAATGGTAGGAAAATGGGTGAAGCTAATACAGTTACCTCTGTAAATGGAAAAACAGGTGCTGTAACTATAGAAGTTCCTGTTACATCAGTCAATGGTAAAACAGGAGCAGTGACATTAGGCAAATCAGATGTTGGTTTGGGAAATGTGGATAATACTGCAGATGCTAATAAGTCTGTAGCTTATGCTACTAAAATAGGCAGCAGTTCTTCTCATCCTGCAATAGGTACAGCAACAAAACCTGTATATGTGAACAGTGACGGTACTGTTACAGCAGGTACACAGATTGCAGCAGCAGGTTATAAAGGAGTAGATACCTCTATACCTTCTCCTGCTACAAACAACAATGTTCCTACTTCTTTGGCAGTAAAGAATTATGTAGAAGCCACTGTTGGAAAATTGTCTGGTGCTATGATTTTAGTAGGTACTGTCGTACCTTCTACAGGGCAAGTAACACCTTCTGATGCTTCTGTATGGGACCCAGGCTCCAAGACTTTCGAAGATCTGATTACTGACTCTGACAGTGAAATAAAACCTGGATATGTACTTGTTACTAAAGGTGCAGGAACATTGCCTTATGTTGGCAAAGTTGAAGTAGGAGAACAGATTATATTCACAGAGTGGGTTACAGATGGAGAAGAGGAAGATCATTGGAATGTAATAGATGTCCAAAGAAATGTGGATGCAGCCACATCTGATACTTTAGGTTTGGTTAAAGTTCCTTCAGCAAATGGTTTATCTGTAAATTCTACAGGTGCTATTCAGTTAGCTGAAGCTTCAACAAGTGCTGCAGGTGCTATGAGTGCTGCAGATAAGACAAAGTTAAATGCCTTGCCTACCAATGCAGAATTAACTACAGCACTTTCCGGCAAAAAGAATACTCAGACAGCAAAGACTTCTCCATCAGCAAGTGGCAATTCTACTTCTTTCATTGATACAATCACTCAGGATACTCAAGGTGTTATTACTGCCACCAAGAAGACTGTGCCAGATGCTGCAGTAGCATCAAGTGGCTCAAATCATACCAAAGGGTTGATAACCGCAGAAATGATAGATGCTCTTGTTTGGCATTAAGTAATTATTAACA